CCAGCCTTCGGCACTGGAATGGCTGGATGAGAGTCGTAATCCTCAGTCTCTCTCTCATAAGGCGGAACAAGTATGTTCATTCCGAGGGTATGCTGTATTGACAGCAACCTGTTCAATTCCTTATAAATCTTATGGTTCATCCAAAGGATGTCTTCAGCTTCATGTTCAAGGTATCCCTTATCCCTGAGCATAAACCCGATAGACGGCAGCACAATAACAAATGGGGGATAGCCAAGGCTATTCTTTTGCGTGAACAGCATACTGCCCGACATTGATTCATGGTAGGTGTCGCCAGGGGATACCATTACCTCATTGACGGTCTGGCCCCAAAAATCAGCCAGCACATATTCTTTATTATCAGGGAGAACCTTCGCCTCTTCAGGGTATAGCTCCTTAATATCATCGCTGTTCATAAAGAAGATAGGGGCAACCCAGTTAAATCCTATCTGCGGGTAAGCGCACCATCTCATGTCAACAGGAAGGCACTCCACTGTATACATCCCATCCTTCACCTGAGAGACCCACCTGACGCCTATCAGCGAGCGGATACATACGTGGTTACTGAGCCATGCGTTTAACCCGCCACTCATGCCAAACGTATTCCCCAGATACTCGTCTGCTTGCTCAAAGTTGTCGTCAATAAAGCGCTCGATATTCCTTGCCTGACTCTTGGGAATGTCACCCTCTACCCTGACCTGCCACTTCGCCGCCATTAAATCCGAAACGATGGCATTGGCAAACGTGACTGGCTGATTTCCCGTTACATTAAGCACATTATCCAGGTATTGGTCTCCCTTGAAGTTGGTGAGGCGGAAGTCCTGCATATAGGCTAAATCCCTGGTCGTATCCATCCGTTCATGCAACTTGGACAGCCGCTTCATGCTGTCACTTACTTTCCGCCAGTTTGTTTTTTCAGCCATCGCCTTTCTCCTTTTATTGTCGGTCGTCTCCTATCAGTTGCTTCAGTATCTTGCCCGCTACTGTAAAGTAATCCTGTTTATCAAGTTGCGAGTCTTCCCAGTCCTTCAATTTAATTCCATTGCCCTCGCATAACGGCTTCACCACTTCAGAATATAACAGTTTGGCTAGCGTGCCCTCAAGACCAGTCCCATCATCCAGAGTCTCTTCTTCCCTCGTCTCTACTCCATCAGGGTGCGACCACTTCTTGTGAACCTTCATCCTTGAAACCCTCTTCCCGCAAATCTTACACTCTACCTTCACGAATAACCTCCCTCATCATTCTTAAGATTGAAAATTCCGCCTCAGTTGGCTTGAGATAATCAACGGCAGGAGAAATCATCGAACCAGTTACCTGCCCTGGCTTTACCGAGGCTACACTATACCTGCGGCTGTCATTTAAATGCGACCATTGGTGTGTCGTCCTCTCGGTAAACCTGCCTGGGTGTTCCCTGTCTTCAATATACCGAAAGTTCCTCTGCTCCTTGATACCGTTCAAGCTGTCCTTTGTCCAGTATTGATAATATTGGTTCACCCTCTGTATCCCATAGGCGACACTCCCCTTTCCCTTTACCGATTCTTGCATATTGAACCCCATGCGCCGAAGCTCCTCAATGCTCTTCGGCTCATTAGGGTCTGCATATACAGGCTCCCTCTTAACCCCCTTTAACATCATCTCCCGCCCTATCTCGTCGTTAGTCAAGCCACTAGTATACATTAACTCCTGAGAATAGAGTTTGTCCCCTATAATAACATTCTTCGTAAGAGCTGTTGGGTCTGAGACGAAACCAAAGTCTAAACCATAGAACACAAACCCTTCAGGAAGAGAGTCTACTTGCTCAAAATGAGGATACACCAGCCCCTCCAGTTTCCCCAGTAACCCTAACCCATGGACTCGATAGTAGTTGGGGTCTTTGTCCTTATAACTTTCAATAACTTGTATTACGGCCTGACTGACTATCTCAGGCGTGTCTTTATAGGTTAACCCCGAAACAAAAACATTCTCTGTCTGATCCATCATCTTCTCATCATGAAACCAGAACTCATGGTAGGGGTTCCAGTCCCCTATAGTAAGCCTGAACGTCCGTAAATCAGCCTCCCTGTAAACATCCCTGTGGATATTGTTCATCTCGTTACAAAACAGGATATGCCTCCTGGCACCAGCAAACTTCTCAGCATGGTCTCCACTGACAAACTCTATCCTGCTCCCATTACCCCACCTGTATATCATGTCTGTCCTGTTCCACTGACTCTCGATAATCTCATCCCCCATTATCTCGATAAAATCCCTTATCGCCCCACGCTTCAAATGCGGTAAACTCTCTGAAGTGACTGTCGCTAAATAAGGTTCCTTACTCGTGGAGAGTATGAGCTTCAGGAATTGCATCGCCGAATATGTCTTACTACTGTTCGTACCACCCTCAAAAAATACCCTGCGCTTCCCACCCAAATACGCCTCCATCAGCCTGGAAAATGCATAGGTCGCTATCATGTCCTTCGGGGGAACTTTAACCTCTGTTGTCAACTACCTCTTCTTCTCCTCAAGCCTGGCTATAATAGGTTCAAACTCTGCGCACCCGCAATCAGCACACCCCTCTTTATCGTCAAGCCAAATCCTCTGACATTTATTGCACATCTTCATTAGTATCCCCCATCTTGCAATTTTTTATTACACGACTTCCTGCCACAAGTTAGATAACGGTCTGCTGTAGGTATCGCAACTGGAAATGGCTTCCCGCAAATAACACAGTTCTTAGATATATAACCAGGATGCTTAAACTCCTTGCCATCTTCGTTTATGAACTTATGCTCACTAAAGATTACCGTCATTAAGAACCCCCCTGAAGACTTCAGGTAGCGAATGCTCCTTCTCATACCCCTCTATCTGCTCAGTTATCGAGTCCCTGAAATCCCTCACCTGCTGTATGGTCGGAAACTCAAACCAGTTGACAGGTCTCTGCACACCATTAACATCTCTGATAATGAGAAAAAGCTGCACGGCCCCGTCAGCAGTCTCCTGTATCGCAACACTTAACCATATCTGGATGCCTTCCATCTATCTCCTCAATGCTGTCTACACCTAAAATCTCTCATGTGCGTGTTAGAAATATTTTCATAGACCAATACTACCCTACCACCCTCCAAAGCCGAAACAGGCACCCCCCGTACCCCCTCCCCCCCCCTCTCCCACAGCTAATCCCTTCCTGTGTTGACATTCTACTTATTCGCTAAATGATTATTGTGCGAACAAGGCTAGCTACGGCTGGCGTGATTTGCGGCCAGCACCAGGAGTAAAACAGCAATCGCCATGCCTCCAAGGGCCAGCAGCATACCTGCGGATACCAGGTCAATCATCGCTCTCCTCCTCAGTGACGACAGCCTGTGATGGCTCAGCGCTGGCTAACTGCTCTAGCGGTGGCATGTTGCCAGAGAGCAGCTCTTGCACCTTGGCCTTTGTCTCCTCACCTCCCTGAATAAGGATATTGATTTGTCGGTTATCCTGGAGCATGGGCTGATCATAGGTGTTGGTCATGCGGTTGTAAATGTCAATCGCTGAGACAATGTGACCAATGGTAACCTTGTCAGGCGTGGGGACGAGCGCAATCAGCTCGGCCAACCTCTCCTTGCGCTGGCCGACAGATAGCGGCTCCATGAGCATAGTTTGACTCGGTTGGACGCCTCTGGCTATGGCTCTTCGGAGCCTCATTTCGGCGGCATTCCGTTCTTTTGATTGAGGCATACTCTGAACATACCACAACGGGCACATAGTGTCAAACAGGGATAACGTATCAAGAAGGTATGGAGAAGGTATGGAGAAGGTATGGATGACGCTAGCCCTAGTGGTATAACGCTAATAATGGTGTCCACCAGCTATACCATGACATCATGTCAATCTACATATAGTGGTGTCTCAGCCAAAAAATGCCATAAACTTTACACCGTTTTTGGTGTTAGCTTTAAAGAGGTCAGTGAAAATAGTATAAAGGTTTGGCATTATGTAAACATCATATATCTCACGTTATGTTTAGTATTTATAGCTAAAGTACCCATAAAAAGAGAAGGTATCCTGAAGGTATCGATACCTTACTGATACTAATACTATATATATACTCTTTCTTAATCTTATCTTATAGGAGGGGAGGGGGAGATTGTTAAAGGGGGGGAACCAGACCAGGCCAAAATACCTAGGTCAAAATACCTGGACAAAACCAGGTAATTTAGCGGATGTATTGGGCGCCCTGAAGTTGTATACTGAGTGCA